GGTTCAGCGCTTCGTAAAATCCCTTGATGATAGGTGGTGTATCTGGGTTGACGCGAGTATCGTTGATCGTCGGGTCATTATACCGCTCGATACTCGCCATCATAGATCCGCCGAACATCGGCCCCAGAACCGTGGAAGTTGCCTGCTTTGATACGAGGTTCATAGCCGCCTGCATCCGCTCTGCCGTGCTGGTGTACGACGACCCCATGATCTCTGACACGTTCGCCATACCCTGCAACATTGGCAATTGACCGAGATAGTTGGCGGCCGCCAGCGATGCGCCCATCGTCAACTGTTCCAGTTTTGACGGGTCATCCTCATACTTGGCATATTCAGCATAGTCGGCAGCGATTGCCAACACGCCCGATATCGGGTCGAACCGGGAATAACTGACTGACTTGTATGTGCCATCGTCCTGTTTGAAATTAAACGAATACGGTTGCAGGCCTTGACGTTGGAACGCCTGTATAGACCCCGGCGCCGTCGGGCCAGACCCAGTAATGATCACGTCATCGCCTGCCTCGCCGCCGGCAAACGTGGCAAAAGTCGCCATGACCGATGTGCCAAGGGCGATCTTCGCCAAAGCTGCATCGGCCTCGGCGCCACCGGCTTTGATAGCCTTGTAAAACGACGGCATCATCAGTGCTAATGGTGAACGCTCCGACACCGCCTTAACAATGTTGGACGGTGTTTTGAAGAACGGCACAAATATCTTGGCGAGAGGGTGCGACATCGTCGTCTGCATATTGCCCAAGAAACCTTCAAGATCCTTCTGGAAGGTCACCATCTCGGAGAACTTGCCGACCTCATCGATCAAATCCTGGCCGGGATTACGCATATTCATTTCATACTGGCGTTTGGCCATGTCGACCGGCATCCCGCCATCTATGGCGTCCATCATGCGACGATACGACAGCGCATGAAGCTGCATCCGGCCAGACAGACCTTTGAAGAACTCATCTTCACTGACAAGGAACCGCCCCGGCAACCGCACGGCGACACCAAGCAGATCCGTCGCCCTGCCGGCGGTGCTGACCGGATCAAGGCCAAAGTTCTCGGCAGTGATCGCCTTATTTTGTCGCGCCTCAAGTTTCGTCTTTAATCCACCCGAGATCGGCGACTCATCCTTAAATGCCTTGGCAGCAAATAGCAGGCCTTCCAGCAACCCTTGGCGAATGCCGTGCATTAGACTAAGGGCCTCGCCCATCCGCACACCCTCCGTCGACTTGGTAATGCCGCGCCTGACCGACCCGATCGCGCCGGCAATGAACCGCTCCGGTATCTGCACCCCGACAAAGGCCAGGTTGGCGCCTACGTTGACGGCATGGGTGGTAAATGCTGACAACAGGCTATTCATCCATACCTCTTGCCACACGTCTATGGTCTTGCCCAAGATGCCACGGCTAAATTGCGCCTTGGCTTCTTGTGTCGGCAAGACGGCATACTGGTGGGCGAGATAGTCGATATCGGCCTCTGTGGCCCCGTACAAGGCGTTCTGGATGCCTTCTACACGGGCAGGGTCGATGTTGATGCCGATACGGCTGGCAGCCGTCGCCCTGGCGGCCTCGGCCTGACCGCCAAGAAGGTTGGCCGCCATCTTGCCTTCAAGCGACATCGCCACCATGAAATTGCGGCGGTCTGCCGCCGTCGCAGTGCCATTGAGAACCAACTGGTTGAGGCGGGTAGTTTCAGCATTCAGTGACCACAATGCCATACGGCCGGCGATGATATCCTCGGCGGCGAGCGGCTGCCCGACAGCACGATTGAGGATCAGGTCAAATACGCCATCCTGGTTCTTTTCCGATGCCGTCTGGATCATCTGGTCAAACGAAATTGACCCCCGCTTCTGCTGCGCGACATAATCTTTATACGTCTGCAGTATCTGATCCATTAACTCTTTTTCATCTTGGGCTGTATTGACCCGCTCAAAATTGATACGCGCCACAGGAACTCCGGCGGCACGTTGCGCCGATGATGGCGAAGGAACACCGGTCGACATCACGTCAATGATGTTATTAAACGTCGCCATCTCGGCGTCTGACGGGTCGCGGATGACGAAAAAATCGCCACGCCTTTCGACGGGTTGATCGATGATGTCGCGGCCGATCGGCTTTGCATTATCGACAGCATCGAGGGCAGACTTGCCTTTATCCATGACAGCCTTCGCGCCAGCCTTTACAACATCGACAATGCTAGCCACTTCAATATTATCTGCGGGATCTGGAGCAGGGGCATCGAGCGGGGCAATATCTTCCGGCGGCACGTCAATAGGCGGCGTTGCCGTCGTCAGCATTTCCAATTGCGGCTCGTCTTGAGGTATTAGGATGTTCTCAACCATGCGCCTTCTCCCGGCGCGTGGCGCCTGTTAATCGGGTTTGTCTTGCTTGTCGAAGTGCGCCAACCAGTATTCCATTGTCTCTGGTTGCTCGCGCTCGTAACCGAGCCGCTCCAAAGCATCGTTGTGCTTCTTGCAGGCGTCGATCATCTTTTGCGCCCATACCTCGTTGGGTATGGGCGGCAGATGCGACGGGCGAAATGGTTGCTGCATCTTTTGCATGATCAGCATTGTACCAAAGTTGTACTGGTTTGTGAAAGGTCATTTAACGCCCTCCTTGCCCGTCTTGAGTTCAGGCTGGTCGGCGCCGGCGGCCAATAGCCCCGCGCCACCGATCGACAGCAGGGGTGTCTTCCCTTCCATAAACCCTTTAAAGATCGTGTCTTTGTCTCGGCCGGTCAGTTGCGCCGTGACGTCAATACGATCATTGATTAGTTCAACCACAGTTTTGAATTCTGACGCGAGGCCAGTGCGATCGCCAGAACCGAACCAACCGAGAGACTGAGCTTCGGCCGGAGACACGCCAAGTATCTCAGCAGCTTTGCGATAAATGTCAGAGAATACCGCATATTCCGTCTGCATATCCTTGCCGGCGATCTTCTGGCTTCCCAATGTGTCGTTCAGCCATGTGGCTGGGTTCAGCCTCGACGGGTCCGCTTTATATTCCTTGAGATATTCCGGCTTGATAAACCCGTCAGGGATTGACCCCGGCTGTATCTCGTTCATCGCGTCAAGGGCGCCCCTGATCGCATGTGTGTCTACCGTCACGCCGTCAAAGTTGCCGGCGACGTTCTCAGCAAATGTGTATGGCTTCGGGTTGGTATCATTGCTGATGCCTTGGTTCCCTTTTATATCTTTGAGTAACTTGCCGTGTATCCCGCTGTCGCCGATCATCATCGGATATCCATGCTCATTGATGCCGCCACTGCCAGGGCCGACGACCTCGGCTATATCAATACCGGCTTTGCTTTTTGCCGCCGCCAGTGACGCATTTCTGAGGTTCTGTTCCGTCATCGTGCGGGGGCTGGTCGCTGCATAATAAAGAGCGAAGTCTTTGAGTTGCTGACGCGCCGTCGCCTCTGGGATGCCCAGTGCGACTGCCTTATCGACCAATGGTCCGGTATGATAAAAATACTGTGCAGCAGTGCCAAGGTATGGCGTCATTCTCTCAGCCAGACGCGCCGCGATAAGATCAGTCATATCAGCGACAGGCCGCGCTCGATTTCCAAGCGGAAGTTTAACGCCGTCGGGGGCGCGTGGCACAGGCACAGGCGTTTGCGCGGCATGTGATTTGTTATACCCCTCCGGCGTTGTATCAAACATATTGTCGCCTGATGGGCTAACGCGGTCGGCCGCCTTTAATTTCATCTGCTGCGACCGAATATCCAGCACTTCCTTCATCGTCGGGAGAGTGGTGTCAGGGGCTGCCGCGTCGGTAAATTTCATGTCTGGAGTGACAGACATATCTGGGGCTAGATCAAATTTACCAACATCCTCGATCGACATCCCCACAGGGATTGGCGACTTGCCATCGGCCCATCGGCTGCTGATCATCGTCACAATATCCTGTGCCGCGCCGCTATTCTTTGCCATAGCAACCAAGCTGCCCAATCCATTAACGAGCGGCCCTAAGACAGCCCCCGGCAGCGCCCCGACTAAGCGCGAGTTGAAGTCTTGGATTGTCGCATTATCACTGGTCACAAAGTCGCTGACGATCTGTGATACTTCCTGTGCCTTGTCGCTAGGGATCATGGCGATCATCTGCGCGATGCCGTCGGCCTCAGTCTTGCCTGACGTGGCGAAATCACCGATGACACCACCGACAATGTCAGCGACAGCAGGGCCATAACCAGCCATTTTCAGCGCCCTCATAGCGGGGATCATCCCCGGCAGTGCTTGGCCCAGACCTGACGCCAATTGACCGGGAAGGGTGGTCGGCGGGTCAATGGTGGGGTCTACACCTACAGCATCAAGTGCCGCACCACCCATCGCCTCAATCACTGGGGCGCCGGGGATCATCCTATTGATTTCATGCGCCCCGCGAGCCGCGCCATGCAGCAGGCCTTGCCCCATGTCGGCAATATAATTTACCGCGCTGTCAATCGCACTAGCAGCGTCTGGTGTAACGATGTCTCCTGATATGTCGGGTTTGACGAGGTATTGATCAACTAGGCTGGGCGGCGCTGCATAACGCACCATGCCATCCCTGCCACGCTGTAATGTAAAACCATCCGGCAGACCGTGCTTCTGGTAAGTCAGGCGGTCGGTATATTCTTGGGTCAGGTCGGTCATTTCTGCACTCCCAGCCTGCGCTCATACCCTTCGATCGCGCTGCGGATGTCGAGGATGTCGTTGATAATTTTTTTATTAGTGGCATTCGCACTCGGGATCAGGCCGACTAGAGTATTTCGGTCTGCTGTCGCGTCGATACCTTGCTTCTCAAGATATTTTGCTTTTGTCTCCAAGTTGGATTGCGCCTCTGCATAAGCCTTCTCTGTCTCACGCCGCTCAATCTCGACCAGATTATCCTTAACCCATTTATTGACGTCCATCGCAGGATTGAGCGTCAACGCCTCGTTAAAATCGCCGATCGTAGTTTCATATACAGCCTTGCGACGTGCCACTTCTTCTTTATCAAGGCCAGCCGTGTCAGCCTGTGGGTCATAGCGCACTTTTGCCGAGATGATCGCTTTAGCCCTTGTCACCGATTTATCACGCTGCTGCATGACCAATTCAGTCAATTGTGTGGCCTCGGTCTGCACGATCTTACCGGCCGCCAATGATGCGTCGATCTTGCGGAAGTATTCCGACGTTGGTGCGCCGCCAATCGTGATCTGCCGCTTCAGTTCTCCCAAGCCGACAGCATCGCCAGACTTAAACCCGGTCGGGTGTTCGCGCACTGTCTCTTCATATATTGGCCTGATTTTCGGCGACATCGATGCGACTGCACTTTTCATTCCCGCCAGATCGCCATCGCGACGCGCCTGACTGAATCGATCGACTGCCTCCAAATCTGCATCATCACGCGCCGCCGTCCGTGCCGCACGTTCAGCATTCTTATCTGCAACCCGCTCACTGCGGAGTTTTCGCATCGCGCCGCGCACGTCCAGTTTTTCGTTCTCATCCAGGGCGTCGTAGGCATTCTGCATCGCGGGGCTGTCAAACCGTCCCGCCTTCGCTTGAGCGAGTGCCGCCGTAATCCCCTCGGGATGCTGGTCTGCCCAATCTTCAAGGGCCGCCTTTCGCGCCGTTGTCACCGCCTTATTGAAATCCTCGCGGCCGGATTTCTGCATTGTCGGATCATTCGCATAAACAGCATAATTGTCGATCGACTGACGAAGAACATCCAACTGCTGATCGACGGTTATGGTCTGCCCAGTCGTCTGGTCAATCATGTCGCCGCGAGCAATGATCTGCGGGGTCGCTTCGATGATCGACTGCACACCCTTTTGAGCTTTGACCTTTTTCTCTTTCAAGGTGCGGGTGGCTTCTTCGCTGATTGCCGATGACAGGGTGCTGTTAGCCATCTGCGACAAGCTGGCGCGGATTGTTGAATACAGTTCCGGCGCGGCGTCTTTGACAACCGACGACAGCCCATCCACCAGGTCGGCCAACTTGCCGCCGGGGCGAGGGGATCCAGACGACATATCTGTGAGGGACGACAGGTCAGCCTTGCCCAGTTTAATATCGGCCAGCATCATCGTCAGTTCTGTACGGGCCTGCAGGTCGATCTCAGACGCAATTTGCTGCATCTGCACCTTACGGCCAGCCTTGTCGAACGTCGTCAACTGACCGGCAAATAATTCTTCTGGATCCTTGCCCAGCGCCTTGGCATCTTCCAATTGCTTTAGTGTGATCGGGTTCTCAGCATAATACTTGGCGCCCTCGATCGCGGCCTGCTCGTCGGCAATCTTATTAAAAAAACTACCCAGCCGATCGGCACTGTCTGCCATCGCCAAAGATGACTTCTGGCTTTCGCGCAGATCAGCAAAATCGATATTGCGAGGCTGTGCGTGTGCGATGCCGCCGCCGCGATAATTGGTAAATCTTTCAGCCATTATATTGACCCCGGGTGTGCGCCGACACCATACTGTGCCTGTCCAGCGGATGATAAACCTGATGTATTAAGAGTGCCGCCACCGCCCCCGCCACCCATCGCCCCGCTACCAGCAAACATCATGAACCCCTTACCGAGAGTCCCGATGGCGCTATACAGACCAGCCTGTGCGGCCGACTTGCCGGCGGCCCGGTAGATGTTCGCCTGCATTCCAGCCATCTCGGTTGCCATAACCGCATTACGCTTGGCAGTGTTAAAATTAGATACGCCAAAACGCTGGTTGGCGGTCTTGATCGTGGCCGCCGACCCGGTCAGATTGACTTGCACCAATCCGGCACCGGCAGCCGCATTGATCGATGCATTTGACCGTACCAATCCGTCAAGCGCCTCAACGCCCTTCTGCTTGTAGGCAATCGCCTGCGACCGGCCCTGGAACTCGGCCATATTCGCCTGCGACTTATAATTTGCCTCTGCAGCTTTCCCGGCTTTGTATTGGCCGACTGCTGATATTGCCGACTGTGCGAGGCCAGCAACTGCCATTGCCATCATCGCATTATGCTCCCGCGCTTACACGATACTCTAATCCGAGTACCGTAAATTTAAGGGGCGTTAACTGCCCGATCGACACCGCAGCATCTTGGGAAAATCCCTGTATGCTATGCAGCGTTTTTATGCCTGTGAACTCAGCCACCGGGTCGCCCAGCAATGACACGTCAAATTCCCTGAACGGGATGTCGATATTGTTGATCGTCAGAGACTGCGTACTGTCGCAAATCACGTCAACGCGAAGGACGCGACGTTTCATCCCTTGTCGAGTGCCGCCGGCCTGGCGCGGATCGACTGGCATCGTCTGAACCGTCACCGTGTAATTTAGGCCCAATTGATAGCTGGACGTCGAAGCGCGGGGGAATGTCAGGTCGCCGGATGCATCCATCGTCTGCTCGACCTGCACCGCGCCATCAAGAAGCAGTTGCACATCCTCTAGCGCCAGGTGATTGCCGGCGATGGATGACGCCACACCACCGGCAACCGCGCTGTCCAACGTGTACGATGAATTGAAGGCCTCAAGCATATAAGTATCGACGGAATTGATGACCCGCTTAACGACAGCGTAGATCGTGTCGATATCCACAGAGACATCGATGAATGTGCCGTCCGTTATAAACTCGGAAGCGGCGACCACATTCTGTGATCTCAACAGCGTGTAGGCCGTCATGGTGCCGCCGTCACCATTAACAATGAGCAGCAAGTCGCCCTCATCAGTCGATGTTGCCTTCCGCAGAGCCATCCGCGTCGGCGTCTTGAGAAGATGCGATGATAACACTGATACCCGCGCAGACACATAAGTTTGCTGGGCATCGGTATAGACAAATTCGTTTAACGCTCTGCCCTGGCGTTGGATATAAAGTGTTCCGCTATCCAGACCTTGAACGCCCACACCTTCCTTAGTGCCATTGCGCGATGCAAGACGGACGACGAAGTTTGACGGCGTAATAGGTTCAAGCGTGGTCTGCGGGACATAAAATTCACCACCGGTAGTCAAAAATTGCAAGTCGCGTCCAGAGAAGATTTCGACAACAGCGTTTAACTGGTTGGTATCGATCGTCGCCTCAACTGCGGCGTCGTCCAATCCCTCGCCCTGGTCGTGATTGAAGAACTCGCCGACGCGGGATCCCCACACGGTAGATGGCAACGCCTTCGACCCGCCGTGATATAGCCGACCTTCATGGAATGTCGCAGTGCGGGGCCAGCCGCGCAGCGTTGACCAGGCGTCCTCGTAGCCGCTCTCCAGTTCCCAATCACCTGACGCAATCGCAGATGTGTCAAAGAACGGCACTTCGACGTAGGCCTTGACGACCGTCGCCGACGTGAACTCAACGATGCGAGCACGGCCAAAATTCACGGTATTATTGACGTATTGACCTACATCACTATCGACTGTGAATGTCGATGTATTGTCGGGTGTCGTCGTCCACGCAACAGATACTGTCGCCACCTTGGTCGCGCCGACATAATCGGAAATAATGCGCCTCTGGCCCTCGCCAGTGCCGCCGGTGATCAGGATGCCGGCGCCATTATAAATATCATCAGTCGCCACCGCGCCGGCATCTAGCGTGATAGTCGATGCCGCCCCAGCTTGCGCCGTATTTGACCGGCCCTCATGGAAGGTAGCCGCACCTGCTGTCAGAGTGACGTTGCCATCAATGGCAGATGGCGTCAGTGTCGTCGCCGGGTTCGTCGTCGTTACTGTAAAGGCATACTTTGGCAGGGTGTCGAACGTCACATCGCTGATCGTCCAATCGGTATCTGTCGCGCCGCGCACGATCTTTTTCGGGGAGATATCTTCTTGCACGATGATCAGCGTGTCGGCCGACTGCACCCATCGCATCGTCGGCAAGACAGCCGACGTGACGCCGGTGGTCGTCAGGTAGTCATTGCCGCCGCCATTGATCGCAGTCTGCAGCACCTTGTTTTTGTAGATGTACATCCGCTCATTGGTAAACAGCAGCATATAACTGTCGCTGATCGAAAACTCGAAAGGCACCAGACGGACACCATCGGCCGGCGAACCACCAATCGTCCCGATATACTGCAGACCGGGGCGCCGGGTGATGCCACCTTGCGGCTGGATGATCACATTCTTTGCCGACGCCAGCGCCTTGTAATACTGCTCGAGGTCAAGCCGCGCTCGCAGTTTCGGGTCAATTTCGCCGGATGTGAAATCGGTCTGGATGTTTAATGTGCGGCTCATCAGCGGCCGCCATTACGGACCAAGACTAATTCAAAATTCTCAAACGTCTGGGTGACATTGTTGGCGCCGTCCATCTGAGCAGCGATGCGGAATTGACCACCTCGGCCATTTTCCCACTCAGCGCCAAATGCACGTTTATGCCAGTATTCTGCTTTTGTGATCTGGTCGGTCACTGTCTCTGCAATAACCGACGCCATCGCATACTTGAGCAGATTGACGAAGTATGCCGGCATCAGGCTCTCAGTGACGATCTTCTGGTAATCGATGTAGATCGTTTCTTCGTTCGTATAAACGTAATTGCCGATCCGCTCCCAACTGGTAATCGGGGTCGCGCCGGCCGACGATGAATTGTAAACCGCGATCGGCCCGACATTCAGATCGCCAGGGAGATCATACTTGTATGACCACTCGTTGACCGGGGCGGTGACATTGCGAGCCAAGACAGACTTGACCACTGAGAACGACCACTCGCGCATGCCCAGGACCGTATCGCGCATGTCTGGGTACAAACGAGAACAGACGGTCGACTTATCGTCACCGTCCGTAAAACTGGATATTGTCCCGGCACCCAACAATAAACAAGCGTCTGAACAAATCGAAACGTCCGTGTCACCAGATGCCATATTAAACCCTCAAAAGAGAGTAGGGGCCGGGGAGCGATACCCGGCCCCAGCCCTGTTAGTCGGTGTCGGTCACCGCGATGGTGGTGCCGTCTGACACATCGACCACACCCGAGGCGTTCGACAGAACGACGACGAGCGACGCCGTCGGCGTGTTACTGTCGTACACGTAGATAAGGTCGCCGACCTTCAGCAGTTCGGATGCGCTGTTGAAGTAACCAGACGTGTTAACCGTCGCGATGGCGTCGGTCGTTGTGTAAGACCACATCTGCGGGGCCAAAGATGCCTTTGACTGGCCGCCGATCGGGTTAAGACCACTTGCTGCGTATGCCATTATTCATCCCTCCGATCAGGATTCGTCGCAGGTGATCTCGACAATGCCAGTGGCATCGATCGCGACCGCATTTGCGGCGAGGCAAGAGTTGACGAGGAACGACGTCTTTTCAGGGACGTAGTTGATCTCGGTTTTGAGCAGGCCTTGGGCATAACCCAGTGCCGATTTGTGGAAAGCGAAGTTCCGGCGTTTCGATGCCCCAGGAACTGCAAGACCACCTTCATCACGGTCACCGATGAAGACGAACTTGAACCCCATGAACGTATCGACCTGACCGCTCGCAAGGGCGCGAGCAGCGTGGTAGTCGGCAGACACGGCGCGTTCATCGCCGAGCAGGCCGGCCTTGCTGTTGGCATGCGCTAGGAAGATACGATCTTCTGCAGGCACATTGTTTGCATCGAGCAGACGAGCCGCTTCGATGACTTTGCCGACGTTCAGGTTGGAAGCCGTTGCGCTGCCGGTGGTGACAATCGTGTCAGCAACCGTCAGCGAGGACGATGCGGCCTCGAGGGCGTCGATCTTCATCTGATCGATGCGGCGGCCGATTGCATTACCGACAACTTGCGACAATTCACGCACGTCATCGAAATTGACTTTTGCCTGGTTGAAGACGTCCGAATACTCGGCGGCATTCCAATCTTCCAGCGTGACGCTGACGGTCGAATATGCGGCGTTGATCGGGGTGACATCGGTCTGCGGGATCCGCTGAGAAGCGGCGCCTTGGGCGATTTTAGGGAATTTGTGGGTCGTCCCTTCGACATTCATACGCTCGCGACACGTACCGGCGAGGCTCTGCATGCCTTGAAAGGCCTGCTTAACCATCACGTCAAACGTGGTCACAAACGCGGGGGAGATATTAGCCATGTCGGCCTCCATTGCGTTGATTGAAAAATTGTCCAATCGTCGCGGGTAGGCCGATAAACGGGCCGCAACTTGGTGGGTTAAAAGGCCCACCCCGCCTTAAAAAGACGGCCCTTCAGATGAAGGGGTAAGCGTCACTGTACAAACTACACTATTGCGGCGTAGTTTGTACAGTGATTATTTGGTTCTTTTGAGAATTGTAATTTTTAACCGAACGAAGCCGCTGCCTTGCGATCGACTTCAGCACGGTAGGCGGCGTCGATATGATACCGCAAATTGCCGTCCTGATCCTTGGCGTTCATCAATTGCTCAAGCTCATTCTTGGTTATTTTACCGGCATCGGTCGGCACCGCTGCCTTGAACGGGATACGATCGGCATAGCTCTCGCGAACCTTGAGTAAGGCTCGGGTGCCGACCGCACTGTCGGCGGCACTTTGGAACCACGCATACTCCTCGGCCGACCAGACGCCTGACGCCGCCAGACCCTGCGCCCACTGGCCCATATCACTAATGATTGCCTCGGCATTCGGCCCGAGTTCTTGGCTGATCTGCTCGCGAGCCTGCTTGACCATGACATCCTGGGCGCCAACAGCATTGAGGAAGGTGTCGATCAACCCGTCGTACTGTTCCTTCGATATTTTATGCTCTTTGGCAAAATCATTGAACCCCGTGAGCAGTGGATCATCCTCTGGGATGCCGAAATCTTCCAGCTTCTCATGCTTGTAAGTTTCGACATCGACCGGCTTGTGGTCGCCGGCGCGAAACTTTTTATAGAGTTCTTTGTGCGCCTTCTCGAGTTCTTCAACGCTTTTGTATTTATCCGCATAAACCCGCGCCTCTTCGGCGGGTTTCTCTTCAGCCTTTACTGGATCCGGCTCATCATCGCGAACCTTCACCATATTATCGTCAGCGTCGTCTCTCTTGGCGTCGAGAGGCGCATACAGGCTGTCGCGGTCTTTCTTCTCTTCGACAACCGGCGCCGGAGCGCCGACATCGATCTGACCATTTGCGTCTGGAGTTAATTCATCGCTCATCATTTATATTCCTTCGCTCGTTGGATACACTGTTCGATATAACGCACGATCGAGTCCTGACCCTCACGGGCAAAGCCGTGCGAGGCCTCGGCGCCGGGGTACCAGGCCGGTTGCTCTATCGTCATTTGACGCAAGTGCGCCAAAACTTTCCGGCCCGACGGGGTGCCAAAACACTTGTTCATGTGGACAAGGATATCGGGCGGCGTCAGGTTTTTCGCGAGGACATCGTCATCGCGGGTGGCATTAAGTCCTGCCCAGCCTTCAGTCGAAATATCAGCCATAAATTCTCGCTCTGTTTCTCGATTTTGACATCACCCGCAAATTCTTCTTGGAATTGTTCTGTGGGTTGCTGTCTTTGTGATCTACATCCTTACCATCGCCTTTTTTAACCCGGCCCTGCTTTTCCATATCGCGGCGAGCGGCGTTTCGAGAGGCGCGATTTTTCTTTTGCTCCGGTTTCGAGTGATATAGCGCATATTCGCGCTTGTAATTACGCGACACTCTTCACCAGCCCGGCAACAGATCCAGGCTGTTGCTGCTCCATCTGTGCAGCCATCGCTGCCGCCTCTTGCATCTTGGCCTCGATCTCAGCCTGTGACCGGCGAAGGTTCTGAGGGATGCCCAGCTTATCGCCGACCCATGCCGACGCGGCGCCGGCATTCACTGCCATCTGACCTTCCGGCCCCAGCGATGCGGAGATCTGGGCGAACTTCATGAACTCGCCGACTTCCTCAATGTTCTGCGCCTGGGCGAGGGGGGATATCGGAACGACCTTGACCTCGAGGCCATTAACTTTGAGGGGCAGATCAATCAGGCCTTTTTCATTCATCACGCTAAGAACGAGGGTGACGATCGGGATCATTGTCTCGTTGGTCAGGCGGCCAAACGCAGACCCCAGGTTCTGCGACAACTCTTTCATCCGCTCGACCACCTCAGTCGCCGACCGAGCCGACATATTGTCTGGCGGCAAACTCTCATCCAGCAGGGTCTTTTTGATATTCATGCGGAGATCGTTAATCACCAACTGGGTCAGATTAACATCAGACGCCGACTGTAATTTCTGCAGAGATGGTCCTTGCGGCCCCCCATTTCGGGCAACAGGGATAATCGCGCCCGGGACGATCTTGATATTCTGGGGGTTCATCACACCATCGTCGGTCGCGGTGTAGACGCCGGCGATGCCGATCGAGGCGTTCTTCAACAGAAACTCAACCACCTTGTTCAGGGTCTTGATGTCGTAAATTGCCGTCGTTAATGGACCACGCCCATAGATCTCACCGGCAACTTTCATGAAGCGGCCGATCACCCATGGCGACTTCCGCATCTTGCGGCCGATCAACTGATGGGCGCCTTTAGGGACGACCAGGTGATATTCATTCTGACGCTCTGCGTAGTTATAAACAGCCGCCTCGATCAACTCGATGTTCTCGGTCGGCTTTGCCTTGATCTGCTGCGCGAGGTCATCAGGTATCTTCGCACTCGGCCACTGCGCCTGTATCGCTTCACCCTTCATCCGCATGCGGCGATAGACATTATCGACGTTGCCATTGATGCCTTCTTCAATCGCGACAAGAAACTGCGGCACTGCAGTGAACCGGATCGGCGTTGTTTCATCGCCAGCCTCAACCGTCATCGCGCCGGTGCCGACTGCCATGTCGATCAGAAATTCACCCATCGCCAGGTCGAAGTTCGTCAGGCGCAGCACGTCGAACATCTTGTCGGTGTATTCGTCCAGCTTGGCCTGAACGATCGGCTTCATGTCGGGCGGGATGGCATTACCGGCCTCGAGGCGGCACCACTTCCGGCCCGGTGGGAATAAGCCAGACTGAATTTTATTGGCAAACCGCTGCGTCGAGTTGACGCCGGTCGAGTCAAATACCCGCGCACCCTTCGCCTGACCGGCCGAATCTTGTTCAAAATCGCCGTCATACAGATTACGCTGGGGCAGGGCGTACTCATACGCCTCTTTATAAACGTCTCGCCACTGTTCCTTGTGAGACTGCGCTGCCTTGAACCGGTCGAGAATATCTTTTGCAGTGAACATCAGACGACTGACGAACCAAGGGCGCCCGAACCGGTCGGCACACCAAGTTGCGGATCTTCACGGCCGGCATACAGCAATGATTTCTGACCACCGTACGTGGCGGCACGTTTTTGCGCCGCCAGTTGCCGGGCCTTACGCTTGCGATCAGCTTCTGCCTGTGCGTTTGCAGCGTCCTGTGCGTCGGTCGCGGCTTTCGGGGGTTCTTGAACCTTTGGTGAAGAAAATAGTCCACCCATAAAAATCACTCCTTAAACCGGACAAACAGAAAATAATCAGCGCCCTCTGGGCCGAACTGGGCCAATCGCGCTTCTGGTACAAAATAGCATACCTTTGCGAATTGTACACTTGAAATATGTGAAGCATTTACATAGGCCTGCAACCGCCGAAATCTGCCGATTTTCACCAACTCATCCAAAATAAGCCGGGAAGCTCGCACAAATGACACCGGATTTTCCCGCGCTATTGTACCAGGCATCGCCCACGCCTCGCCGACACCGGGCCATAGCTGAACCGCGCCAAATACGCCGACTGTAGCCATATCATCGCCGGTTTTCAGCACCGAATAGGCGGGGCCGAACTGCGACTGCATGGTGATATAGGTGGTATAATCGGCAATAACCGACCCTAAACCGCCAGATGCCACGTCAAGATCGAAGAAATTGAGGTGCCATGGCGAAAAAGGCACACAAATCATCGATTTTGCCGACAAAATACCTTTGAGTTTTGTACATTCCATGTCAGTATTTACCTTCTCTGGACGTGATGTCCTCCCTGGAAACTCGACCCCCGGCCTTAACAGCCGGGGGTTTTTTCAGGTGAACACGTCAAAATCAGAATTAGCGACATGCACCTTGCCGCCATCGCGAGCCGTGTAGCCACCCCGCGTCAGTGATCGATGCTCACCGCCGCCCAGCATCAGATACCCATAAGCATCGCCGCAGTGCGACGACATGTTCTTATTCGGCATATCCTTGAATCGCTCATACCCGGCGCCGACCGCGACGCGCTTAAAGTGATAACCACCGGCCAATGATTTACGCAATTGTTTGCAGGCCGAATGCACGATCAACCCTGGCTTGCCGCGCACAAGTCTCATCATCGGCGCTGCGCCAGCCTCGCGCCGCACTTTCCATTCGTTCGATGCCGTCGGACGGGCCTGCAGTCCCAAGGTTTTCAGATAATCGAATGCCGTCACTTCGTAAATTTCATCACGCTTCATGCCGGCCGGGTCACCCCAGATCATCCACTCAACATTAGGGAAACGAGACTGCAAGTCGCTGATCAGCATCTGGCCGAACCGCTCCAGCCCGATGTCAAACATCACCAACTCATGCAATACCCGCCACTGACCATCAAAATGCCGCTGACCAAAGATCGCCGCCGGCGTTAAACCAAAATCCAGCCCGACATGCACGGGCAACGACGGGTCAAACGCCACGTCGCCCGACATCAGGTGATCATCATACTCAGACCAGACCGGCTTGCCCTCCTGCACATAGGTAAACCGACCCTGGGCATAGCACCGGATCCAATCCAAATTTTTACCGCCCAGCATTTGGTCATAATAACCGGCCGGCAGATTGTTCAAGTTCTCAGCGTCAGGATTAACGTACCACCACTTGCCGGCCGATTGAATATACCCATTGGCCTCGGGCATCTCCGGCAAGTCGGCCACCGGCACTTCCAGAACACCACCCGGTTGCTTGTAAAATTTCCATGCATACTTGCCGGTTTGCTTATCCTTCTCTGACAAATTGTACCACCAATGATCATCGTCCATCGGGTTGGTATCCATCCACACACCACGCCACGTCGCGCCACCGTCGCGCTTCGTCGGATAACGACCCACACGGTGGGTCAACCCATCGATCACCGCTTTCGGCAATTCTCGGGCCTCGTTGACCCACGCACCCGTCAATTCCAGCGACAGCAGCTTTCGAACATCCTTCGGCTGATCCAACGCCAAAAATATCACTTCGCAGTCAATACCGGCCGCCTTACCACGCGTCGGCAGCTTGATATGGTGCGAAATAGGCGGCGACCAGCGCATCTGACCCCAGACATTCTCAGGAAATAACTCCTGCCACGTCTTGATCGTCGTCGTTCGTAACTCAGGATAAGAATTTCGCACGATAACGAACCGGGAATACTTAATCCCGTCACGCGGCGAAGCCTTCTGCTGGATCGCCCTCAACATGATCTCGGCACAACACGCATAAGACTTGCCAGATCCCACCGGACCCATAATGCCGCGCACAAATGCATTCGACCGCAAAAACGAATAAACCGTCGGCGACCTGGAAAAGTCGAGATCAAGAGAACCGGGGATTAAATCTTCATCACTCATCGCACAACATCCCGGTTAGGATAACGCCCTCGCTCAAATCGCAACGGGCAATCGTCAGGCATCACCACATCGATGCCCAGCTCGCGGCATAAATGAATAAAATGCAGGGTGCCGGGCCGCTGATCTTCATAAACCCCCTTCAACGACTGCTCGACGCCCCACAACCCGATCGCCGACGCGCCGCGCATAATCGACCACGCCATCGCAATTGAGACAGACGACGACAAAAACTCCGTCCCAAACCGTGCTTCCATCGCCGGCATATCCATCAACCGTGCCGGCGCTCCCAGAACGACCGCCACCATAGGGTCAGCGCACCACACAACACCCATCGATTGCAGCATTGCATGGTATGAACCGATAACCTTCACCGGGTCATGCACCTCGTACCAAACCGTACACCGCGGCAAAGGAAAAGTGCCGACACCCTCAACAGCCCAGCCATCATCATAAAACGGCGCCTCAACCCGAGTGCGGCCAGAGCCGACGATCGCGACCTTCATTGCCGGTCCTCCGGTGCCTTAATGTTGATGCCAAGGATCGAGGGACGGTCGTCCTCATCAGTCTGTGGGTTGTCGAGGCCAGCCGCCTTCGCAAGGATCCGCAGCACCTGAACCTTATCAACCAACTCGATCTCGAGAACCGACGCGCCATCCTTGTTGACCGTCTGCCGGATCTTCTTCAGGCCATGCAATTTCTGGTCGGGGATATCGGACGACGCCTTCACAGCAACATTACCGTACTGGTCCCAAGTGACGAAGTCCGTCATCACCGTGCCAGCCATCGTCAGAGCCAGGTTGGCGATCGCTTCCTTGTTCTCGGCGATGACATTCGATGTTTTCAGCCGCTTGGCGAGGGCAGGGGCATTGCCAAAATTCGGGGGTTCGTGTGTGGATTTGCGGCCGGTCATTGGGTATTTCCGCAGTGGCTGTTTTCGGGGGAAAATATTGCGTGACACCCCCCTATCGACCCCGCCGGGGTGGGGGGGGATAAGGGTCGGTCTGGCAGCCGGCGGCCGCCATTTTCTGGGCGCCAGGTGGGCTGTCCAAAACCCCGACGAACGTATGGGAATTGGACAAGCCGCCCATGCCTGCGGATCAGCGGGAAGGGGGGCTGTTTCCTCGCACCGCCTGTACGCCCCTGTGCGGCCCCGTGGTGCGCGACAGGCGCTGGCCGCACCCACCCCAGCGCGGACCCGCGACATGACGCCTCACGCGCCATCCTAGGGCAAATTTGAACTAGTTTATGGCGCATATCGATAATCATAATGTTTATTCCACCCCTTGTACCGGCACTGGCGGCGCATCACCAGCCGCCCCGACTGCAGCGATCATCGCCGCCATCTCATCATCACGATGGCGTTGATCCACTGGCCGCATGAAGATGGCGTGTGTCTGCGCCTTGCCGTACTTGTGCCTTGGCCTCGGCGCCTTGCACATATAGCCGAGATCTCTAAGGCCTCGGACTGCCCAACTGACAGTCTTGGATGGCATCCCAGTGTCGCGGCATATCCTTGCCTGGCTGACCCACGTTCTGCCGCTCTTGTCCCGATACATGCAATAGGCGGCCAGCACTCTGAACATGGCATGGGTCAGTCTTGCGTCACAGATCGCCATCACTGGTGTCAATGCGATGACCCGCTCATCCAGTGCCTTCTTCACATTGCCCTCAGTAAAAGCCACTGGCACCACCTTAAAATCGACATCAGAAGGGGATAGGGTCGTTGAGGTTGTCCTGAGTTTGCCTGATTTCTTCGATGTGGGCATTTGGGAAGGCTCCTTTTGCAAATTGTACAACGGGCGCAGACCGCTCAAGCATTGCGATGATACGCCCAATCTCCTGTAAATGGTAGACTGCACCGGTGACCCCGTTCTTTTGCAGGCTGATGGCATCAGCGAGTGTCTGGACGACACTGAACGAATTGCCCTGATCATCCTCGGCGACCCACACCTCGGCGACAATCTTGCGATGACCGCCGGCGGTGGCTTCGGCATCGAGTGCTTGCCACGCCCGACACATCACCTTCGCCCGTTTGACGACCTCGTCAGGATCCTGTGCCTCGATGGCGGCATTCAGCTTCTCCCTGGCCGCCCCGAACTTTGCCGCAGTCTCGACCGACACCAGCCGCTCCAATCTGCCGACGCCCCACTTGCATTCCATCTCGTTGGCGATCTGGTCGAGCGGCTGCAGGGCCGAGTAGATGATGCCGGCATCGACGTCACCGACGACGAGTGGATTAGTGATTGGGTCGGGTTTCTTAATATCCTTCACTTTTACCCCCAACTACGGACACTGCATTCTGCATTCTATATAGAGGAATGCAGTAAATGCAGCGTAGGCCTGCGTTTGTTGCAAATACTGCATTTCCTGTTTTGCAGCTTTTGCAGTGTATGCAGCCGGCATGTAAATCACCCATGATCGACACTCCAAATCCACTCGCCATCACGCCATGCGAACTCACTATCGACCAGCCCATCCAATGCCCGGTTGAACGTCGTCGCCTTGTTTTTGGGGTCACCAGATAGCCTTTTATAGACAGCGAAGCGCAGGCTATCCTCACTGACGCATTTGATATTTCCAAATGCTGGCATATGCCGGTGTTCTGCGCTGTCCGTCGTCATAATATTTGCGAGTTCTTTTAGGACAATTCGCTGGTTCTTGCCTGATGGCTGGGCCTTACGCCCTTTCCGCGCCGGCGCTTCGACGTCGGCGACCACGACGCATGACGTGACCTCTTTGTCGCGCTTATTGAGGCCCAGGACGACCTGCTTGAGGCCGAATGGGTATTCTTGACCGCCCTCGAACTCGCGCTGCTTCTTTACCGCGGCGATCGATACTGTGTCGCCTTCTCTCCTGACCTCGATCTCGGTATCTGTGGCGGCTCTGAGCAGGCTATGGCCTCTAGCCCCTCTGGCCTGATCCTTGCCGCTGTGGTGGATAAACATGACGTGCGCCCCGGTTTGCTGCCGGATCCGGTCAGAGTTAATGACGATCGCCCCCATATCATCTGGGCTATTTTCATTGCCGCCACTTATGGCTCGGCTGAGTGTGTCGATGACGATCAGACCGACAGGGCGTGGCATCTTTTCATTTGCCGCTTTAATACTGTCGATCAAGCGGGATGTGTCGGCCTCTGGGTCGAGTAGGTTGACTGATGTGGTGATGATGCCGAACGGCGGTATCTCGCCCTGCATTTTGTCTTTGTAGTGGTCGCGGAATGCAATCATTCGGTTGGTGATGCCGTGCTTTCCCTCGAGTGCCAGGTATATCACGCCAGTCTGGTCTGTTTCCTTGCCGCGCCAAGCCCATCCCATTGCCGTGTGCAGGGCCAGATCGCAGGCAAAGAATGTCTTGCCGCTGTTGCTTTCACCATAAACCACCGACATCTGGCCGATTCCCAAGGTGTCCTCGACAAAGTCCTGTGTATCTGTTGAGGCCTCGATGTCGCCGAACCATGTGATGGGGATATGATTGTCGGCGTTGCCGGCGTCCCAATCGCTGTTCTTCTCGGCTTCTTGTTCCTGTTTGATGATAGTCGCCGCCTTGTGGGCGAGGGTAGGCTCCGGCGCATAACCTTTGCGCCTTGCCCCGTCGATCGCCTCTTGAACCTCGGCGATTGTCTGTTGCTGCGTGTAGCCGGGCAGGGTGGTATCGGCGAGGTAGTCCTGTATTGCTTCATCAGTGTGATCTGTGGCGACAAGATGGGCGGTGATGGCGACCATATTGTGGTGCCAATGATCGCCTTGCAGCATCCTGTCTTTTGCGGCCTGTGCATCGACGCCATTGCGTATGTGCAGGGTATGGTGCTGAACAGCGTTCGTGGCGCCTGCATGGTCATTTCTGGGCGCTGAGAGTGCCATCTGTGGCGTTACCTGATGCCGGGTGATCTCGCCCAGATTAAACTGCTGCCGGCGACCGTGCGGCATATGCAATTCTGTCATCTCGGTCAGCCGCCCCTCTTTCTTGGGCCATGCGACTGAGCCGGGGATACGCATGATGCGGCTTTCGTTCTTACAAGCTGGGTCACCGTCGAGCAGCGTGGCGACGTGGGCGAGGGCATTCCGCATCAGGGCGTGGTCGCGGATGGGTTCGACTAAGGGTAAATACTTATGTGATCTGAGGTGCGGGTGCCGGCCGGTAACAACGGTGATTGGCGCCTCGATGCCGAGTTCCTTCATCTTCGCGGTGGCGGCCGCGCTGGCCCCGTCATCATCGAAGTCGGCGAACAAGGTGTATAATGCAATGACGTCGGCATCACCACCACGGGAATGCGGCAGGTTGGTGCGGCGCAGGCCGGGTCCAAAGTAGACATTCTGCCCAGGTGTCGCATTGGTCTGCGCTGCGAAGTCGGCCGCCTCGGCATAATCCTCGACCGGAAACATCCTCGCCTGCTTGGGCGACTTGCTGTCGGGCAGGGTGTAGGCGATCTCGATCTGCCCATCGATCATGACATGGCTGTATAGCCGCTCGAAAAAGTCGGCGATGACCTGTGGATCCGGTTGATGTGCGTGTGCCAACATTATGCCCTCGGTTTAATTCGCTCTTTATTGATGCCGCCGGGTCACCCAACTCACCGGCGGCATCTGACAAAGAGCGGGTTAGAACTCTTCGTCACCGGCCGGCGCTGGTGCTGGGATGCTTGGCGCCGGTGCGGCAGCGGCGGGAGAGGGCGCAACCGCCGCTGTTTCTGTATCGTCACCGGCCAGTGCTGCCGGCCGATTGACCCATTTGACGATCTTCAGGTTGGGGATGACGGTATTGCCTTTGCCGACTTTCTTAGGCGTGACGCCCTCGAACGCGACAACCGGAACCTTGCCCGGGTTGTTGCCGGCGCTGGCCTCGTACTCATTGTACAGGTTCTCGATGCCCATGCAGGTGCCGGTGCCGGTCGATGCCAACTCGCGGATCGGGTCATCGCCGAACAGCTTGGGGCTGAAGAACTTGAGGCTGATGCCGCGCTTCCACTCACCCTCACCGGGCTTGCGTCGATAGTCGTCGTCGGCCTCATCCCACACCCATTGTGGTGCCATACCTTCACCGAACAGACCCCAGCCCTGCTGGATGTTCTCGATGTCGGCGATCGCCTGGGTAAAGGTGAACGGCTGGGCGCCGCCATCCTTTGACATTTCCCAGGTCGAGATTGATGCTTTGAAATTAATATACGGCTGGAAGTCGCCGCCGGAGGAGAGGTGAAGGGGCATTGTGTGTTCCTTTATCCTTCAATTGCGCCCTGGTCTTTGTGACAGGTAGACGCCCGGTGCCAAGGCATTGACCGGGTGTGGATGGGTTAAAGAAGTTTAGAGATGGCGATGTCGGCGGCTGTCTTGGCGGCCTGGTATAGCCAGTCAGGCAGCTTGGTATCGACATCAATCAGGGTGTCCTGACCATTATCCTGACCCCACAGCCCGACTTCTCGGATGACGTTGGTGCCGTCCGTTGTCTTTTCGATGAGGATCTCGCCCTCGATGTCGAAGAACATTGTGGTCGGGCCGTGCGCCAGGTCGAACGACAGGTAGGCGGTGTCATCATTTTTCCATTTAGTAGATACGTTTCGTACATTCATTCGTCTGTTGCCTTTGCAATCTCTGCGCCCAGTGCGGCATAGCCGATGATGTCGCGCCAGTTATCGGCGCGTCTGGGTGCGTGAATAGTTCTGACAATCTTGAGGTCGATCAGCATCAGGATGACTTCCTCGGCGCTGACATCGACGCCAAGGATATTTGCCCATCGGTCTGCGATCTTATGGAATTGCTTTGCCGCGTCACCATGCTGCGCGGCGCGTGTCTCTGTGATGAGTTCGTCGGCTTGCGCCAGGATGTCGGAGCGGTTCACTGGTTAAAACCTTTTGCCAAATAGAATGCGAGCAGCGCCGCCTCGGCCCGGCCGTCGTCTTTTACGCGGGACCATTGATCTGCATAGTCTGGGAATAATTGCGTGGCGCGTCGGCGACTCTCGCCCTTGTCGGACGACAGGTGCATGGCCGACTTCCACCGCTGCGGCGTGACGCGGGTGAGGGGAATGCGAAGCGCACTAACGACGCCTTCGACGGCGCCATACGACCTGCCAAAGTTAAACATCGACGTGACGCCTTGACCCGGCATCGCGCTGACCTGCTCGAGGATTAGATGATCCGGTTGATGAT